TGACAGCACTAGCTTCAGCGTTATGTCCCGCTACTTGGCCTGCCATTGAGATCCCCATCGAGATCATTGATACTGGTTCGCACACGGCAAAATTCTATAAAGGTTAATTGGTTAGGACCATGTTTAAGTTCCCTTAAGAACTTGAATCCTAGAAACTTTAGAAGTTTTAGATGAGCGGTGTTCCGTTTATCTACTATGTTCCAAAGAAGTTTCTCTTTTCTACTTTCTACAAACCGTTTTGATTCACGTGCAAAGGTAAGAGGGTACTCATGGATTGCGTTAGTACACAACATCCATATTAACCCTCCTTCTTGTACACCAGCCATACCGGCAATCTTGCCGTTAGGCACTTCAAACCAAACCGAATCTCCCATGAAAGCAGATTGAGGAACATGGAGAAGTGGTTCATGACCGTGGCCTTCGAACACTTCTCTATAGTCGTCGTCTCTCAGATGTGAAGCCACATAAACAGCAGCTTCCACTGTAATTGGGTGAATGTAATCAGACACTCTGATAGTATCGTGGTGAATAATCCCCTTCCCAGTTCATAGAATGAATAGTGGCAGGAGATGGGTGATTAGATTTTAATAGTACTGTTAGATTTTCATTTCTATCATACACAGGGATGGTATGTAGGTATCCTTTAGCAATTGTTGGTGTACTAGATAACACATTATCCCATTCTAATGATTCAACTGTATAGGTATAATCATCTCTTCCTCTTCTCTTAAGTGTAACATCAATAACACCTACATCACCAAAATCAAAATTCATTCTATGAATAATCAAAGATCCTCTAGTTGTAGATTGAGATCTTTGGCCGTCAGATTTGGTTATATAAATCTTAGGTAATTCTACTTCAAATTCATACTCATACCCTATAATCAAATCTGTGTTAACAGAAACCCCATCTTTAAGAGAAGTCTTCCAATTACCAAGTAGTGTTACTGTTTCATTAGGAGCAGTTCCTGTTATACTTGCTTCAGGTATATCATAACTCTTACCAGCTGCATCACTATCTGTTGTACAATATACTGTAAGTGTACGTGAGCTGTAATACCCAGCACCTAATGTAAACGTGGTTACATCTGTTCCAGAGTTATAAGTCATGTCCCCAGAAGCTATTGTCTTCTTAGTGTCTAAATGCACCCGATTTTCATCAGGAGCTGTACCTATCATAGGAGTATCAGAAGTTAATTTTATGTCAAATTTTTCTAGTGTATATGTAGAGCCTGTATTAAGAACTGTATAATATACATCATCTAGTATTGCATGGAATATAACATTGTTCGGCATGGTCCATCTGAACCAAGCTGACTGAGCACGTTTCTGACCTGCTGTAAACCACTTATAACCCCAAACCTCATTTGTAGCAGTGTGTAAAGTACTATCTACTGCAAATAAAAGTACATCATTTTCAGTAGAACCTGAGATTAAGGTTGTGTTTTGAGGGAATAATTCTCCTACAATTTTAGTTTGTTCATTTACTTGTGGTTCTTCAGTAGAACTAATACCAGCCATTTCATAGAAACGAGACTGTCGTGCAGTAGCATTTAGGAATCCTATAGTTGTACCTAATGATACCGGCACTGTATCAGGATTAAATGCATATGAAGATAAGTAACCAATCTTAGCTGTTTCAGGGGTAAGCAAAGCTTCCGCACCTGAGCTTAGAAGGAACTGTTCACTAGCACTAAATATTGCTAAACCACCAGCGGTCTCAACTGCATCATATAATTTAGTAGGGAATTTAGAACTTGACTGTAAATCAATAGGGTCAGCATTAGAGATAGCCATAGCAGTCTTAACCCAGAAACTATAGTAATCATTTACCCTTGATAGGATAACATTTTCGTTACTGAGTAAAGCTATTCTATTTCTAAAGAATAACATCTTTTGAATAGGGTTGCCTATAAACGTAGGTTTAGAGTTGGTTATATCATCACCTACATCACGCTCACCCCAATCTGGATAACCAAATCTAAATGCACCGTTAGCGTATGAAGTAGCGCCTCCACCGTTTATCGAGAACGTTCCAGGAAGCACCCTAGTGAGCTTCAGAGGCATCGTAGCCTCATCAATGGTAACTTGTAACCCAGGGGCTGCTACCTCTTCCCACACGCCCTCTCCGAAGCGAGCTGGAGTGTATGTACAAGTTTCACCTGCACCGATAGTACCTGATGAAGAATTTCCAGCTAAATCGAAAGCGTCAGTAGATTTATTAGAAATTGTATAATGTCCGTCACCTGCAGCTCCACTTGTAAAGTCAATGAAGACTGTATCTCCATTCTCTAACCCATGAGCTGTAGATGCTACACTAACTGTAGTACCGGATCTGGAATATGTAGCAGCTTTAGATATATCTGCATTAATACCTTCAGCTTGGAACCGTAAGTAATAATCATCCATATCTTCTCCACTGTTTACCACTCGGACAACATATCCATGACGGCATACACGTGGTAAATCTGCAATGTTATTAACTTCTGTTGTAGCAATAGTCATCAAGGACTTCTCAGGTGTTGTTACACCAAAAGGAGTAGGCCTATATAAATGTAATCCGTTACCACATATTGTAGCTGTAATATTTGTACCAGATATTGCATCTAAGGTAGTTTTTATACCACCTAATATACCAGCTGATGATACATGTTCTTCAGAGGTTGAAGATGTTGCTTCGGGCCTGACACCTGCTACATTACATCTGGATACAATAGTTTGAACTGATTTAATTTTAGTTGTTGTTGTTACACCTTTCTCTGATGTATAAGCATGGGTATCATTTACTGCCCATCCTTCTCCACCAAACTGTAGCTTGGCAAAGGGTTGATATGTATCATGATATGAATAGCTTTCATCTACAGGTGCTGTAGGTTGTGGTGTGCATCTAGTATCTACTTCATATCTTAATCTAGACTTACCTCCGGCAGACATATTAGGTGGTGAAGTTCCGAACTCATCTGTACCTGTACTTATATTAACTGTCTCTCTACCCATACCTAAGCAGTCACCATTACTAGTACCACTGTAGCTAACTGATTCATCTACTGTTATTGACGTAGCTCTAGTATGTGTGAAGGTAGTATTATCATCTGGATCAAATATATCTAATGCATACTGTTTACCATAAGTTATAGTATCAAGAGATACAAATGCTTCATTCAACTGTGCTGGTGATAGGTCACCTGTACCAGTCTTCATAGCAGTATCTTTACGTCTGTTAACAAAGAACGTAGTTTCGTTAATTGTTAAGACTTGTATATCAGAAGATTTCTCATCTGATAATGCAGTGTTATCTAAATAAGTTGCGACACCTGATCCAGCAACATCAGCATAATCGATGGGTATCTCAACACCATCACTACATCTCCATACTTTAACAGCTCCGTCAGCTCCAACTTGTCCAATGTATTGTTCATCATGTGCTGAATAGATACTAAACCATTTTGTATGTGAAGCGGTGGAAGGTGATAATGTATTTACTAACTGACTACCAGGACGTTTAATCAACTGCCTTACAACGTCGGGAACACCGTTCACTAAATCTGTAACCTGTCCTGGTATTTTCTTTTCATCTGGTTGAGTTGACATACCTAACACATAGCTAGGGACTTTTTGTGTTACACTTGCCATTAGCGTCTCAATGCTCTATAAGGTTTGTAAGATTGATAAGCTGATTCATCAGGCCATCCCATAAAGTTATGGTCACCTTGATTGCATTCATATTCCATGACTGCTGCTCTAGCTTGTACTTCATATATTGCTAACATCTTCTGTAGACCAGCGTTAGATACTAATTGAACAGCAGCTCTACCTGATGCTCTATATATAATATACCTTTGAAATGGTGTTGGTATATCTTCAAAATTAAGTAGTCTTACTTTATTGACATAGAAGTATTCATCATCTGGGTACTCGAATGTATGGTTTACTCTATCATATAGTTTCCATATACCATCAGTGGTATCTTTCCTTCTTACAAAGTCTCTAGTTTTATCCCACTCATCTGTGTTATCTATACGTGTTACATCAGACGCAATAATGATTTTATTATCTGCTCCGACTGTTTCTTTTATATGATATTCTATATTAAATGTCCAGCCTTCTGCTTGAACATCTTGATTCACTTCTTTAAGTAAATTATAAATAAATGATATCTCAGGGTTAGCAAAGTCCAAACCTGAAATAGGAGATTGACCTATGCTACCCAAGATCGCATTGACTGCGGATAGTTCGGTATCGATATCAACGGTTGTGGTAGTCATGGTTAAGAATTATAAATAAAAAAAGGGGGACGTGAATCCCCCTATTGTTTATGTGTATTGTCCTGCGACAACTGCACATGTGTCAAGCACACCACCGCTTCCAACGGTGGAGTATGCTAAACGTAAGTCTTGAGTTGTGGAGGCTACAGCTGATGCTGAGCCTGATCCACTTGTATCAGATGGGGATATACGAGTCTCTGTACCTTGACATGATCCGTATTCACCAACTGCTGTTGGTACTGCCATAATATTTAATTAGTTAAGAAACGGTACCTATAGTGCCAGGGCTAAGATGTTGCCTACCGTACTCCAAAGGAGTTGGAGGATCTTTCGTCACGGTTTGCTTCACCTTGCCTATTCCACCATAATCAGTTGTATTTGCGGTATCATAGTTACCTTTAGTTCTGGTTATAGTAGTGGCGGTACCTGGACGAAGTGACATAATTAGCTACGTGCTGAGGTTAGTTCGATTGCACCTGCAGGGTTAAGTGTACCTGCACCCATTGCTAGGCGTCCTACGAGTACGTCACCCTGATACAGTACGGATACGTCGCCGCCCGTTACTTGTACCTGAGGTCCAATAGCTTCTACAATACCTGCTACAT